AATATTATACGGATGGCCGCTTTTTGGAGCGTGAAGATTTTGAATTTTCTGTCATAATTACAGAAATGCCATTTGGGAGCTCCATATAAATAGGCACCCAAAGCACCCCATTCCTCAGAGTTTTAGAGAGCACCCAATTCAATATGCCACGTAATCATCAGTTCCAAGTTAAAGCCAAAAATATTTCTCTCTCCTGTCTCCAATTGAGTCTCCGATATATTGGAGACCAATTTACCTATTGGTACTCAAATATTTACCCATGGGGTAAATATAATTTACTATTTTACTATGCAGTAAAACAGTAAATAACTCATGTGTACGGATTTAACTATTCATAAATGTGGAGCCCATTTATTCATGATTTTATCTTTTTTTCGGGACATTTTTTTTATTGTTGTCAGTTTTGGTTTGTTTCGTCGCTGCGCTCCCATTTTTTTTTATTGTACGTTGTGCTTGTGTTAGTGTTTATTTAGGGTTTGTTTTCTTTTTTTTTTCTGATTGAAACTAAAGTATCAATCAATTATTTTTCTTTTATTTTTTTATTATTCATAATTATTTTATAATTATGATTTTATTTCTTTTTATTTTTTAGATATTTGATAGTGTTGTCACTATCAAACATTAGGTCTCCACATAATATATGTGATATAAACCAGACCACATAATTAAATTAGGTCCATATATCAAAATATATGAATCCTATTTAAACAGAAACTCATGTTTAAAACCTATACAATTAACAATGACGATCAAGTATGATAATAAGAGAGGGATGGAATTCACTGTAAATGTGAGGTTGAAGAACGACAATTCCATCATAGTTCAGATTGATTTGGTATCCACACGGTCACCGGCCCTAGCCAAGGCCAAATTCTTGATCCCATACGGCCATCATGGGTTCACAGGTCCATTCGACTTCAACAGCCTGGAGGAAAGGATATGTCACCTGCTGAAGATCACGTACGAGGATTCAACCATAGGGGAATTCCGGAAGGAGGACATGGTTGAGACTATTGATATCCTGATGATGCACGATGCACCAGTATTTGATATTAATGTGCACGATTTGTATGATGTATATACCAATGCATGTGTATAAATACGTGTATATGATGTATTTGTATAACATATTAATAAATTTAAATTTTAATATTTTTTAAAGTCCAATATAAAAGCCCAATAACAAAAGCCCATAAAATAAAAGCCCAATAACAAAAGCCCATAAAATTTACGCACAATTGCATTGACCAGGTTGACATTTTCTTCTCTGTCAAAAGTGGGGCCCACTTGTCATTGTCAGTTACTGTTTTGTGGGGCCCACTTTAAATAAATCACAGCCATCCTTTTGTGGGGCCCACTTTAAGTAAATCACAGCCATCCGTTCAAAAAAATCGCGACCATCCGGT